CCGATCCGGGGGCTGCCGGTGTCTATCCGGAGCTCAGCGACCATGCTTCCGAGTGTAGTCGCCCGAGAGCAGGGGCATCGGGGGAGAGATTGTGCGGCGAGGAGCGTCTACAGTCTCCTGCCCGCTTAAAAAACCGTTCCCCTTGCGACTGTTGCACTTGCGGCAGCATGCCCGTAGGTTGCTCGGCTCATCCCCTCCGCCCTCGGCTCGAGGTACTACATGGTCAACTGAATCTGCATGAGCTCCGCAGTACTGACAGCGGTAGCCGTCCCGCACTAGCACGGCTTTCCGTATCTTGATCCATCGCCTAGTACCTAGAGCGCTAGCTCTCATATCGTCCTGCCTCGGGGAAGGTAGCTGCTAGGTGCTTACCTAATGGGCTATAGGCAACATCATCGTTACTGCTCAGGAACGGGTACTGCTGCCATTCCAATACTCCGGCCCTATAGAGCACCTTACAGTCCTCATGCTGTATGCCCCCTAGCTCTGCAAGGTTTCCGTATAGGGAGCGGTAGGCAAGTACCTCGAGCTCCTGCCCGATGCTCAATGCCCTAAGCATGGGGGCATGATGTATCAGTAACGGGATATGTAGCTCATACCCTAGTGGGTTGCTATAGCCCCATTCCTGCAGTAAGTAGTAAGTAGCAACCATGCCCCGCCAATAGGCCCCGGTATGCCGAGTCCTGCGGTACCGATCAATAACCTCAGCCATCGGCCCCTGATGGTAGATCGGTACCTCAGGCATGGGGCTCATAATGTAGAAGTCATCATTCATAAGCAGGAAGGGGTCGGAGGCTACTTCCAGGGCAGCGAGCAAGTTATCTTGCACGTTGCGCCATCGGCCGGCTGATTGCTCCCGCGGGATGCCGACTACCCCCTTTGCCCATTCCGGAACGTGGCCTACCAGGAATACCCGATCATGGGGAAGGTTGCCGAGGGACCGGAGGCTATAGCGGAGCTCGGCTTGATACTTGCCGGCTCTGACCGGGTAAACGATATCCATGACTAGGGCAGCGGACGGATATGCGGATCCCGGGCCCTGCTACCCCCCGGGAAGAAGATATTCGGATTCCAGAGGATCGAGCGGCCGGCTGCATCCTGAATACTGATTCCCTCGTGTACATGGGGGCCGGTCGCTGAGCCGGTCATCCCAACATCCCCGATCCGCTGCCCTCGAGCAACGGTCTGCCCTACCCGACAGCGGATACGCGATAGATGATTGACGCTGTACACCGTCCCGGGCCGGATCTGTACCTCAACTTGATTCCCGCTGATTGCATCCTTCCAACCGGCAAAGAGCACGAGGCCCTTTTCCATTGCCAGGACCGCGGTACCGCTAGCAGCTGCTCGATCAATGCCCGGGTGAAAATGCAGATGCTCATGCGCCCCGGGGTACTGCAGCCAATAGGCCGATTCCCCTAGGTGCCACATACGGGGCTCACGGGAGGCAACTACCGCGTCAGCCGGCCCGAACCATTGAGTAACCCTTGCAAAGCGTACCGATCGTCGGAGAGCCATATCTCACCTTCTCTAGTTGCCGCTCAACATCCGATACAGGGTAAACAGAATCAAGAGGCTCAGCGCTAGTACCCCCTCGACCATGAGGATGAGTACCAGGATATCCGTCAGCTTATCTCTCATGGCACCCCCACGAAAGCCCGGATCCAGGGGCTCACAATGGGCAGGATGAATACCAGGAGCGCTATGCCGCCGAGCAGCATCGTTACCCGTTGCGTCAACCGGTCAACTGCCCGCTCGAGGGATTCCAATTCATCCTTAATCCGATCTTCGTATCGGTGTTGTTGATCCACCGCCCATAGCTCGGGATGGTAATGCCCCGGCCCCCGGGACACGTTACTCGCTCGGGATAGCAGTAGCAGGGTCCTTGTCGGGTACTGCAATGCTGCCGTAGATACTCGCCAGTGTCTCGGCTGCATAGGCCGTGAGAGCTGCAGCAGCAGCCGTATTCATGGCTAGATCACCAGTGACGTAGCCCATTACGGCCAGGGTACCAACAGGAAGTACACGGCCCAGAAGGTGCTTACGCACAAATGCCGCCACAGAGTCGAGTGCAAATACCCCGTCCCGTAGAGCCGCGTATGTGCCGAATGCAAAATCAAGAAAGGCGGCCACGAGAGCGGCCTTTAGGGCTAGTCCGGCGGGGCTTGCTAGGAATGCTGTCAAATCCATTAGAGACCTCCTGTGTTCAGCCTACCATTAGCTCCCATCGGAATCGGGGCTCTTTCTCATCCTTGTCAATTCTAGGCCTTGTCTCGCTATGCCAGCTGCGAGCCGATACCTCTCCCACAATCCTGAATCCCACAGCCCTGAGACTGCTACCCGGTTCCCTCTGGAGGGTATAAGTCACGAGCTTTCGATAGCCCATTGCCCGTGCTGCTCTCCATGCAGCTGCATAGAGCATGGAGCAGGCATTAGGGGAACCATCAGAAGCTAGGCGAGTAACCTCAGCCGTAAAGCCATCATCCAAGTGCCTAGCCACAGGCCTGCCCACAATCACCACAGCTTTGACGTACTCCCCTTCGCTGGCAGCGATAGCGAATAGCCCGCCCTGGGGAGCCTGATGATGCCTGTGAACACGGGTTACGTATTCCCTAGCAGCCTTGAGTGTGATCGGTGTAATTACCATCCCTTAGGCGGAATCCACCTCTTGATTGAGCCAAGATCCTGCCCAATGGTGAGCCGCGAAAGCCCACGGATTAGTCTGCTTATGATCCTCATGCCGGCGCCCCTTCTCGGTGTAGTGATAGGGATAGAAGCTCCCAGGGGGCAACAGTAGAACGTCGGGACGATTCCTCAATAGCCTAGTAGTCACCCCCGGGCCCGAGGCCCAGGCCCCTTGATCGAGCAGCTTGAGCGCCAGCTTGAGGCACGCCAGGATAGCCGGATGCTCGGGCTCGGCCCCCAGGACCGCATCGGGAATGACCCGCTCATCCTCCCATCCCGCGAAAGCCCGAACCCCGAGCAGGGGCTCGAAGCTGCGGAACGGCTCAACGTCGGAGTCAACGTAGATGCCTCCCCATCGGTACAGGGCCTCGAGCCGGATCAGTCCTGCCCGCTGCGCCCCGGTACTGCAGGAATCCCACCCAGGAGCCGACAGGGGCCACGCTGAGGGCTCTAACGGGTCTCGATGGGTCATAAGCTCCCATCCCGGATGCAGAGCCTTAAAACGCTTCCAGTAGCCCTCAACTTCCTTCGAGGTAACAGCCGGTACGGTCCGATGCAGAATGCGGGGAATGCTCTCGTGTCGGATGCTCGGCAGCCGTACCGGATCCTCGCCGGCTATCAGCCCGCGGATGATGGCCGGCTGACCGATCGCAGCCCGGTATGCCTCGAGCCGGGCCCGGTTAGCCTGATAGCTCGGGGTACCGCGCTTGCCCTCCGGAGCGGTAGGGTGCCAAAGGTGCCAGAGCTCCCCGGGTACTTTATGCAGCGTATTGCCGGTCAGAGCCTCAACGGCAACGCTAAAGGCTGAATCCTCGAAGCCCCATCCGGCAAAGCGCTCATCGAAGCCGCCCACCGCATCCCATACATGCCGCTCGATGGCAACGCAACTCGAAGCCATATCGGTGTACGTCTTGCCGATGTAATGGCGCCAGCTGCCCTTCTCCCCGGCCATGACCTTAGCCGAGCCGCGCTCCGTCAGATTGTGCCGCCGGCTAAAGGCTAGGACGAGTCGGCCGGCACCGGAGTAGGCAACCTCGATCGCTTCCCGCACTTGCTCCGGATCGCAGATAACGTCAGCGTCAATGATGAGGGCTACGTCCCAGGGCCCCGCTAGAGCAGCTGCTCGATTGAGAGCAGCTGAACGGTTAAAGAGACCCTCGGTATGATGCCCCTCGAATATCTCGAGCTCGGGCAGCTGCTCCCGCCACCAGGACCGAACCCAATTCCACGTTGCATCCCGGGAGCCGCCATCCTCTCGCCGCGGTACGAGGATGACGGCTCTGTATGGAGTCTTTGAGCTAGTCATGCGAGCAGCTGCTCAATGAGGGCCCAGTCCCGGGGCCGCCAAACGTGTACCTCGAGCAAGGCCCCTTGCAGAATGAGCATGACCCGTTTCTGTAGGGGGGTCACGGTACCTCGAGCGCTCTTGAGTTCCGCGGCAATGATCCGATCCTGCCGCACGAGTATCAGATCCGGCCAACCGGCGCCCAGGGTGCCGGAGACCGGGGTGCGATAACGGCCCCGCTCCGTCAGCCCCGGCTGAACGTGAAACCAATCCCAACCCTTGAGCCGAGCGTAATCAGTAACTTGCCCCATGAAAGCCGCTTCCGATTGCTGCTGCTGATACCAGGAGCTCATTGCTCCGCCGCTGGTGACGGAGCAGAGACTTGGAGAGCGGCGCGGAAGGCGTCGTTAGCAGCGGACCAGTCGGCATCCTCGATGCCCCACGGCTGCCTACCCTCAAGCACGCCATCGGCCAGATCGTCGCTCATGCCCCGCAGCACCTTCAGCGCTTCCCGCAGTAGAGCTTCTGCCGAATCCGCAGGGTAGGGCTCTTGAGCTCCGTCAGCCGACAGAGCGTCAATGTCTGAATCTCTCATAGTCTCACCTTACGCTCTGAACGGGCCGGGGGAACGCTGCCCACAGGACACGCGGGGGGAGTCGCGCAGTCCCGGTTGCCCCCCGGCCCGACTAATTGCCCGCTTAGCGCGGGACTCCAGGAACAGTAGCAGCCGGCTCGACAAAAGCGGACACGGCATCGATCCGGGGGAAGCCATTCTCCTTCTGCCCGATCGTCAACAGTACCGTTTTCCCGGTCGGATCCTCGATTGTCTCGCCAGCTGCCGGAGCCCGGCCCAGGAGAGCAGTCAACCAGAGATAGCTCTTGCTCCGGGGGCCGGTATTCATGCTCGAGGTAGCCGAGACCGGAAGCAGCTTACCGTCAACCTCGATCAAGAAATTCCATTGACGGTACTCCCCGCCTCCGAAATTCTCTGTCGGCTTAACCTCAACCGATTCTAGCTGCCCCTTATACGTTCCCGGGGCTATGTCTACTGCAGCTGCAGTAATAGTAAAGGGCATTGTTTCCTTCTCTCTCTCATGCCGGGGGAATACTCCGGAACGGGGAGCTTAATCCCGTTAGAAGTACCTAAGTAGTAGTAACTAGATTCTTCTTACTGAACCTCCCTTCTGCCTTCCATTGCCAGATATCCAGGGCTGCCAGGAAGGCAACGTAATCCCGGTCAGTCACCGGATACTCGATGAGCCGCCATCCCTCGGACAGCGGGCCGGGGTAAGCATCCGGTCTCAAGTGCAAGATCCCGTAACGCTTAACCTCGGGCATCGGATACAGGGTCGGATCGTCGGGCAGGACAATGTACTCGGCATGCCCGTAGGCTGCCAGCTGCAGCCCGTACTCCGGGTACGTTCCCTGCTTCGAGGTCTTGATATCAATGAGCCAGAGCTCCCCCTCGATGAGCATGAGCAAGTCATAGATGCCGGCATAGCCATCCGTCCGACTCCATACCGCTTTCTCGCTGCTCACAATGCTCGAGGCGCTGTAACGGCCCAGGAAGCCCCGGAAAGCCTCGGCATAGGGAATCTGCTCCGGGGATACCTCAAAGCCCTTAGCGGCCGGCTCAGGGCCTCCCAGGGCTATTAGCTCCGCTAGCAGATGCACCGAGGTACCGAGCTTCGCTGCCCGGTCCCGTTGCCGGGTAGGGGCCCCGGGAGATTGCATGATGAGCTCAACCGCATCCTCGACACTCTTGCCGATGAGCTCCGGCAGATGCATGACCGCAGCTGTAGCAGTCTGCTGCGCGTACCAATACTGAAGCGCCGGCTTATGGAGTACATCGAGAGCCGTCGTAACGGAGGGATAGGGCCCCTGCCCGTTGACGTAGTAGCGATGGTCCGCAGTCATGTAGACCCCGACTCTTGACAGCTGCCAGGTCTCCGGGTCAATATCAGACTCCCTCAAGGCTGAGGATCCCCCGGCAGGAGCGGATGGGGCTGCGGTACCGTTGACCGTGGCCCCTTCGCTTTGCTTGCTCATTCCGCCACCTCGAGAATGACCTTGCGGATGCGGGCATAGAGCTTCTGTTTCTCAATCAGGGAAGCTTGCCCCTCGAGCCGTTCCAGAATCTCGCGCACCGTGGCGCGGCGCTCGTCTGCGCGAACGCTCTCGTCAATAGCCTTGACAGTGGCGCGCTTGCCGCGTTCGTACTCGGCAGCGAGAGCCTCGTCAAGCAATCTCTCGTCATCCTCGGAGCAGCCCTGCATCGCTGACCGCAGCCGCTCTGCTGCCTCATTCCTCATTGCTCCCCCCCGATCAAGGTAATAGCCGGATTCTCCGTAACCCCGGGATCGAAGCAGGCTCGGCCGCAGTTAGTCGGCTCGGCATGGGCAATGATCGCCAGGAGGTACCAGCTGAGGATTATGCAGCTGAGGAAGCCGGCTGCAGCTGTCAGAGCTCTCATCGCACGAGCCCGACGTTCGAGAGATAGACCCATAGCAGGAGCAGGATAAGGACTATCAGGGTGCCGGCAACTAGTCGCCCGAGGCTCGTCATAGGATTCTCACCTTCCCATATGCACGCGACAGCTTGAGTGTCACGCTATGCTGTATCCGGCCCTGCCTCCGGGAGTTGTCTCACCTTCGCCCGGAGGGGGGCTACTTCCTTACCCTACGCCGGTTGTCAAGCGCTACTCGAGCTCGATCGTTCCTTGAATATTGACTTGATCCCCGGTTGCCCAGGTAATTGGCGTGTTGTTGCTCATAATCTTCGTCCCGGCACTATCGGCAACAACACATTCGTCAAACTTCGTCGCATTGGCCGTGATCTTGGCTACTCCCGCGTAGTGGGTCGTGCCGTTATCTAGAACGTGCATCGAAGCTACCTGATACATACCGCTTGTGTTCTTTGCGTTGCCGGAAGGCAGAGAGAACTGCCAGGTACCAGATCCTGCATTCCAAGCACCACCAGTGGTAATGCTCAGGTGAATATGCACCACGAGTGTCTTGGAATCCAAGAGCTTATAGCGGCCAGTCAGGGTACTGCTGCCCAAGGTAGGGTTGGTAGTCGTGGCAGTAAGAGCAGGGGTATAGGCGGTCCATGCCCCCAGGGCCGTGCCCTCAATGTCAACGTCCGTGCCGCTGCTATCAGTCCGCTTGAGCTTATGACTCGTGGAGTCAATGTAGAGCCGCTGCTTACCGGCAGCCGGAGCGGAGGGCTCGGTACCCTCGGTTATGAGGATGCTCGGGAATGCGTTATCAGATGCTTTCGTCATAGCCTCAGCCTACATCCCCATATAGCAGATCGGTTTGCGCCTCATTCTGCAGGATATCCGCGAACACTAGCGGGGTACTGGTGCCGGTATCCGCGATCAAGAGCTCCCCGACTGCGCCGGCCGGAGGGGGAGCAGCCGGCAGGGTCTCCGCTTCCCATTCCGAGTCCGTTGCGTTCCACGTGAGCACTTGCCCATCGGTCGGAGCACTAGCGTCAACGTCCTCGAGCTCATCGAGAGCCGCGGGAATGGCAGCCGTAATCGTTTGCAGCTGGTCAATAACGTAATCGGAGGGCAGATAGTAGGGGGAAGCATGAGGGGAGCCCCCATAGTTGACCGCGTACGGATCTTGAGAGACCGGGCTCGTAACCGTTGCCATGCTGAGGTTATCGAGGAAGATCCCGGCAAAGTGGTGAATATCAACGACTCGGCAGCGGATGGCAGTAGCAGGAGCCGTGAGGGTTACGGCCTCGTGATACTCCGTATTCGTCGCATGCCCAGGACCGACTACGAATTCATCGGTACTAATCAGCGTATTGCCGCCGGAGTCGCTGAACCAATGCACCTGGAGCCCGCGGAAGGTCGGATCGAAGCGCCAGAGAATGTCAGTCTCAAAGATATAGGCCGTTCCGGCAGTAACGGTTAGGGCCGAGGTCTGATAGTTGCCCGCCGAGTTAGAGCCGTAGACCCCTCCCGCTCCGAACGCTGTCTCAGCGGGACCGTAGGCATGAGATACACCGGAGAATCGGAATGCGGTTGATACCCCATCGACCGTATCGAGGGCATCGGCAGCCCATTCCCATAAATGCAGAACCGTCCCGGGATCATCGGGTACCGGCTCGGGGGCCGAATGAGTCGGAGGCTGACACTCGCAGCCCCCATTACCAGCTGAGGATTGATCCGGAGCCCCAGGATTGCCGGCCCGCTCCTGATTGAGCTTAACCTTGATATCCCATGACTTCGCCTTAGCGTCAGCGGTAGATGTATCCCCGGCCGGCCCGAGCTCAAGCTCGAGGCCCGTTACCAGAACGTCAGCGTTGTTGTAGTCGAGCGGGCTATGGGTACTGCCATCGGCAACGGTATCGAGGCTGATCGTATTGCCGAGCCAGATCGGGTCATTCGGAGCCGGGAAGTAGTAGCCGGTTGCCGGGGATGCTCCGGGCAGAATCTCAACCGTGAGCTCCTGGTCTCCGTTGCTCTGCCGTTGCAGCCACCGCAGCCCGACCCGATGCAGGATCGCCTCGGAGCTCGAGCGCGTGTACTCGATCTTGTCCCACTTGACGTAATCCCCAGGACTCCAGGTAGGCCGAACCTCCGTTATCCATACTCCGTCCTTGCCCTCGACGATTACATGAGAAGCCTTACGGAACGCGACCCCCTGAACGGATAGGGAATCGTTCGCAATATTGACTTTCTCCCGGATGAGCCCGATGCCGGCGCCAAAGCTGCTGCCGGTATTGTCGTCACCGAAAGCCCCGAACGCGTTTAGCTGATATTGCGGGCTAGCCAAGCTGCCGAGGTGCACGGTCGTATAGAGGTCCGCCAGATCCTCGAGGTCCCATATCACGTCAAGCAGACTGCTGCCAACCGGAGTCTGGTACTCAGCGCTGCCCGGGGTTATCTCATTGACCCAGGCATTCCCATCGGAGTCATTCGTATCATCGAAGTTGATCGTCAGATCCGGGAGGGATGGGTTGCTCCGGGCTGCATCCTCGTCAACGACCGCATCGAGTACCCGGCCCGCGGTAGCAGCCTCATTCCAGCGCCAAACCCCATTGACTAGATCGAGGTTAAAGCCGAGCCCGCTACGCTGCTCGATCCCCAGGGCTGACCGATCCATATAGGCTTTCGGTCCGCTGCCCCCAATCGTCAGCTGCTCGGCCCCGAGCTCATCCCGCTCAACAACGATTAGATCCCGCTTATTGAGCACTCCCCCGTAGTACCAAGTACTCGAGGAATAGGCATGCACCAGAAAGCGGACGAATACCTCCGCGTCAACGGCTCCGCTATCGAATAGCTGAAAGCCCCAGGCCCGGGCGAGGGTTAGCTCCCATCCCCCCAGGGAATACAGGTCGGGGGTGAGCTTGAGCCCCTTAAAGAAGTCATCCTCATCGGTAATGGTGAGGATCGGGCTGCCGTTGATATCGTTCGCAGCGAAGAAGCTGACCGTTACATTCGGAGCCATTAACTAGAACCAAAGTCCCAGGAGGGCACGAGGGCCTCAAGCTCGAACGTCCAAAGCTGCAGGGGGGCGAATGGGTAGCTCTGAATCTTGCCGGCAGCTGCATCCTTGACGCGGGCCTCAATAGTGGCCTCGGAGCCCGCAGGAAGCCCCAGGTAGCCCGCTGAGAGCCGGAGGGTACCGGAGTCTAGGGCAGGGTCCATAACGGCCATGAGAGCCGTTACGTTGACGTTAAAGTCCTCGAGCCGTTCCTGCGGATTCGAGCCCGAGCCCTTGACGTAGCCGGCTAGCGGCAGGATGAGCAGATCGGCCCTACGGTTGCCCTCAACCCTGCCCTCGAGCCGCGGCACGATCCAATCCCGGCCGCGGACGTTGACCGGCAGCTGCCAACCCTCAACCAGATCGATGCAGATATCGGGATCCTCCCCGCTGATCCCAAAGCTCCGAAACTCGAGCAGTCCCATTAGAAGCCCGCCAGGAAGGCTACGCGCTTATTGGCCCGAATCAGATCGGCCTCATTCCGGATAAAGGGGTCCTCCCCCTTAACCTCGATATGGGAATGGAAGTGTGTCTCACCGATCGGGCCGGCTGATAGCGGGACTACGGCCTCGGGACCCGCTTCCCCGAGCAGAGCAAGGGTCGGGCTATCAATGATCCCGCCCTCCGCTAGATGAGGAATGAGCCCGATGTTAAAGGGGTCAATGACCCCGCCTCCGATATGCACCGGGCCGACGTTAACCTCGGGTATTCCTATCTGAATCCCATTGAGGAAGCTGAATAGCCCATTGATAACGTCAATGACCCCATTGATAGCGCCCTTAATGATGCCGGCTATCGAGTCCCATACCGCGGTCGTTACCTTGAGCAGCCCTTCCCAGGCATCGGTAAAGAACTTGACTACCCCGCCCAGGGCTTTCGTTATCGCTGCCCACGTTGCCTTGAGGAAGGCCGATATCTTGTCCCAATTGAGAATGATGAGGGCCGCGATAGCAGCTACCGCAACAGCGAGCGCGGTAAAGGGATTAGTGAGCAGGGCAATCTTGAGCAGATTAAAGACGAGGATTACCCCCTTAAAGGCTGTAACCAGCTTGCCAATGACAAAGATAGTCGGCCCGACAGCGGCAACTACGCCGGCAATGATTACGATGAAGCGCTGAACCTCGGGGCTGAGGGAGGTAAAGAACTGCGCAACGGTCTGCAGCCCCTTTGCCAGATCGGCCAGGATCGGCAGGAAGATTGCCCCTATCGCTTCCCCGGCATTAGCCAGATCCTCGAACGCTTGAGCAGTCTCCCCGGCCGCGGTATTGCTCAGGGCCTCGTTGACCCCTTTATAGCGGCCCTCAAGAGCCTCGAGAATGACCCCTTGAGCAGCTGCTTTGTCGCCCGCTTCCTCGAAAGCGGCAATCTGCTTCTCCTGCTGCTCGGTCAGGACTACGCCGGCCTTTGCCAGCTTGCCGGCTGCAGCTGCCGGGTCAGCGAGCGCTTTGCCCAGGAGGGCAGTAGCAGTCGGCAGATCCTTGCCGGTTGCAGCTGCTAGGTCAGTTGCCGCAACGATGGTCCGATCGAACGCTTCCCCGGCAACTACCCCAAAGCTCAGGAGGGTAGCTTGCGCCTCCATGATGCCTTCATCATCGAAGGTCGTTGCTTCCCCGAGCTCCGTTGCTTGAGCGGTCAGCTGATCGAGAGTCTTACCGCTCTTACTGCCCATATTCTTATAGGCGGCATTCAGCTTAGTAGCAGACTTCTCAGCATCGGCAGCTAGGGCAATAGCAGCTGCTCCGGCCCCGAGCAACGGAGCAGTAACAAACTTCGTCAGATTGAGCCCGGTACGCTGCAGATTGCCCCCGAGGCTCGAGAGCTTATCGGTGCCCTTAGTCTCAACCTCGACTTGCAGCTTGAGAGTATTCGTCACCGAATCGAGTCCTCAACTTGCTCATTGAGCCATTCGTCGCCCGTTGCAATCGTAGCAGCGTCAGGGTTATCAGCTGCCGGCAATAACCAGAATCCCCGCTCATTGCGCCGGCCTCCGAATTGCCGATAGATCGAGCTCCCGAATTCCGAGCCCTGCCCTACCTCGGCAGAGTCTCCCCCGGCAGGGGCGAGAATGGTCCCGCTCTCAACTACCAGGGCTGCAGCTGCCATCGGAGCCTGAGGGGTAGGCCGCATGCCGGCATTCCGCTTTGCTTGCTCGAGGATGGCGCGAGCGTACCGATCCTCGAGCTCGTCCGGATGCTCGAGCCGGCCCTCGAGCTCGTGCATGATCCGCTCGGCTTGCTTAGGTGTAACCGTTCGAGTAGTCAACGCTTGCCCTTCGCCCGCTTCCGATTCTGCCGGTTGAGCTCCCGTATCTCTTGATCCTGGAGCCGTAGGAAAGCAAGATACATCGGAGCCGGCATCCCATCCGGCATAGGGCCGACTAGTAGCTCGGGGCTGAGTCGCCAGAAGCGGGAGAACTCGGCTGCTCTCCGGTATCGTCGGCTAAAGGGCTATCGCTGCTCAGGGCCTCCCCTAGCTGCTGCGCAAGATAGATCGCATCCCCAGGCAGTACCCGATCGAGCGCTTCCTTGCCGTAGCCCTGCCGCTCGGCGGCCGCTTCGAACGCGGAGCCGGCAACCTCAGCCCCGGCCGGGGTGCTCTGACCGGAGGGAATGGCGGCGAAGATATCGCGTGCCGTCATTCCCCCCAGGATGGTATCTATCTCGGCGCGAGACAGAAAGTTACTAGCCTCGGGGATATCCATTCCTCACCTTCCTTGCTTGCTTAGCTTTCGGCAACAACCGTCACGTCAGACGTTACCGGGAGGTCGAAGCTATAGGTCCGAGCCTCCCCGGGCTGATCGGGACCGTAGAGCCCAGGGTTAAAGCTGATAAAGGATCCGAAAGCCCGATAGCTGGTATCGGTGCCCTTATCCTTAATCTGCAATTCGACCGTATCCCCTACCAGAGCAGCCCATCGGGTATAGGTCTCATCGTTAACGGCTACCTCGAGGGTGCAGCTAACCTCAACGTCGCCGGGATTCTGAAACGTCCCGCAAAACGTAGTCGTTGTGCTAATCGGCACGTCGGGGGAGAGCTCAAGGCTGACGATATCGCAGCTAACGTCAACCGGCGCGCCATCCGGATCCCCGGCCTCATCGAGCGTCTGAACGATGAGAGTCGGCCGGTAAACAATGATCGGATTATCGGCCATTACTCGGGGCCTCCATTGCTATACGTGAGCCTCAATCGTGCTGCCAGGAATGGTACGCCGGTTGACTGATCCACCACAGGCCCTTGAGCCTCTATCCAATTCCAAGGGCTTACTAGTGCGTCAATGATCTTCAACAACATGGATCGTAGCAGACCGATGCCCTCCTCAGGCGTATTCGCTGTCACGACCACTACGGCTGTATAGCTCTCTAGATCATGGCAAAACTTGTCGGGCCGGATCCAAGGCGTATCAGGCCTGATTACCACTGCAGGAGCTGTGATCTTCTCTGATGGCGCGGCATAGACACTCAGCCCTGCTGGCATATCGTCTATGTCCGCAATCAACGCTGCCAGGTCCGCTGCCGGATCAGGCAACGCCAAAGGTCTCCCGTGCCCCTACCAGGAGCCGTTGGTAAGAGGGATGATCCCTAGCCACGTACAGGCCGCCGGTATCGAAGATCGCTGCGATCCCGTAGGGCGCATCAGGAGCCTTGAAGCAGGACACTGCCAGGAGCAAGACTGCCGCTGCCAATGAGGGAGTGGGGGCTACTTCCCCGGAATCAACATCCGGGTCCCTCCCTACATCAAACAGAACTTGCTCCATGGCAGCGTCCAAGGCTAGGGTCACGTCTGCTTCCTGCTCTGCAGTGGCGTTAGTGATCCCTAGCCTTCTCTCCACGTCCTCAGCCGTAGGCCAGGAGGCCATTGGTCAGCTAGCGAGTGCGTAGGTCGTGAAGGCTGCCGGGTAGATCGGTGCAAACCAGATCATTCCGACAAGCCCCACGTCCCGGCCTGCCTTGCTCGGCACGTCAGCCGTCAGCGTGTAGGTGCCATCCTCAGTCCAGTGAAAGCCTTGCGATGGGCCAATGATCACGTCAACGGTCTCATCGTCCAAGGCCGGGACCCAAACGGGCTTCATGTTGAAGCCTGCAGGACCGGCGCCACCATCCCCGGCCATGACTCCACTGATGCTGGCAAGACCCGGATACAGGGGCGTCCCGCCGCCACCAGTGGGGCTCTTGGCGTCAATGAAGGCCACCAGGGCTGCAGTGCTCAGGAAGATACGATTGGGGAGCAGAGCAGGCCGAGAGCCCGCAGCCGTGGCTGCATTCTGAAAGGCCTCACCAAAGGACGGATTCTCCGGGTCAAAGGTCCCGGTACCCTCCACGACAGCCGACTCAGACAGCAGATCGTCAACGGCTGCATTGTCAGTGACGATTCCGTATTGCTCGCCCAAGAGCTGAGTCCACAGGTTCAGGAAATCAGGGCTAGACCGCTTCATAAGCTGAATGCTCAGATCACCGGCACCGCCATACGTAGCCATGGGGAAATCAACGGTTGTGATGGTGGTCTTGCGCGACTCAAGCTCAGCCTTCTCAGTGGCCTGTACGCCAACCTCAGGCCGCTGCGTGATCTTGGGGAACTTCCAAGTCTCACCCGCCGGAGGATTGGGCTCACGAGTCGTGTTCTCAAGGAACGGACGACTAGCGTCAATGATCCCAATGATCGTGCTTGAACGCATTTCGGGGATAACGCCCAGGTTGTCAGAGCTGATCACATCGTCAAGGACAAAAGCCTGAGGCACCTCAGCCCTGATCAGATCCTGACCAAAGGCCACTTGCCGAGGATCCCGGTCCATATCCCGCTTGAGGGAATCAGGAACCGTCAAGCCCTGAGCAGCGATCTTGTCCTGAAGCTGCTCAAACTTTTCCGTTACATGGGCCTCAAAGGCCTTGAGGGCTGCATCAGTGACAACAGGATCCGAGTCCTCTGTCACCGGAGCCTGCTGCTCGTCTGCCACTGTGGAAGCCTCCAAAATGCTTAGGACCCGTGAATCGGGGAATGCCGGTCTCCAGGTTGTAGAAACCTCAAGGCTACGTGCCTTGCTAAATCCGGTATGAGTGTACTTTGTCCGCCCATCCGGCAGCTTTGTCTTTTTGTGGTCTGACGTATCAAAGCCAACCGATACGCCATCCTCTACGCCATCCCTGATCAGCGTTAGCTGCTCATCCCCGGCCGCAGTCTTTGAGACCTTGAAGCGAAGGTGCGGCCCATCGTCCTGCTCTTCAAGCGAAAAGCCCCTGCCCGTGGGCGGATCTTGATGCCTCATGCGAGAGACAAACCGCTTGGGGTCAATGTCTTTGAAGGCGCCGCGCTCAAAGCTGTGTACGCCATCAGCCTGCTCTGCCTCAGCATCCCAAGGCATAAGCAGCACTTCTACTTCCCGCTTGTCCTCGTCAAAGGACAGGATTTTGCCGTCTGTGGTGAATTCCATTAGGCGGATGGTACCTCAGTACGGGTAATCGGCAAGGGGTCGTCCTGTGCAGGGATCGGTGCCAGCTCTGCCGACTGGTCAAAGCCTGAGGTTTCCCTAGCCTCAGGATCAGGCATACCCGCTGTAACAAGCGTGCTGAACACATCAGCCCTTGTCTTGAGGTCTGCACGATACAGCTCAGACACATTGAACCGGGCAACCGTTGACCGGGGGAGCATATCGCTTATCCCCTCTTCAATCGGCACCAGATAATTCGGCGCAAGAGAGCTACGTACAAAATCAGTAAAGACCTCACCAACGTTTTGATACGTCAGGCTGCTGCCTGCCTCACTGACGTTCAGGAGGTGAGCATTCATGCCGAACATGGTCGCAACACTAGAGGCCGAATGCTTACGGCTCTCCACAAGCTGTGCAGCCTCAGGGTTTACCTGGTGAGCCACGATATCCATGCCTGAGTCAGCTACTCGGAATGAGTTTGCTCGGCTCGTGCCGTCGCCCTCAGGGTTTAGGTACTGATCCCTCAGCCGTGCTGCCTCATCCCTTGTCAGCCTGCCCGGCACCTTGCCCACAGTGGCAGGCGCCCCACCCTCTGCAAAGAATCTCGCTGCCCAGGTCTCTGCCTCTACGGCAGCCGACAGGGCAGCTCCACAAAGCTGCAGGGGTCCCATGCCACGTAGTGCCCACTCATCCTCTAGAAAGGTGCTGTGATGAATATCGGCAGCGTCAATGGGCATATTGCGCCATCGGTACCGCTTGACCCATGGCAACTTGCTATCCCATTCAACCGTCACCTCTCGCCCAGGCAGAAGCATGAGCTTTCTAGGCTTGCCATCACCATCCCGGTCAACGATGCGAATGATCTTCTCGCCCCTGGTGGCTAGACCGTAAGCCCAATCCCGCCAGAAGACCCTAGGCGTACCGATGAGGCCAGGACGAGTAACTAGGATCGGTTGCTCTGCCAGAAGCCTGCTGTCCCGGTAGGCCTGCATGAGAAGCATGCCGACTGTGTTCGCAATCAAACTGACTGCCCTGAACACAGCAGGAACCGTCATTGCCTCTCTGATGCTTGGCGGATTCCAAGAGTCAAGGCGGATGCCCTGAACCGCGGCAAGCTGCTCCGTTAGACCTGGTGAGTCAGTGAATGAATCAATCGAGTATTGCCGTAGCTGCTGCGCCCGAATCAGTTTCACGGTTGCAGCATACATCCCTCAAGACACAAAGGAAGCCCCCGGCAGGGATCGAGGAATCGAGAAGGCTGCCGGGGGCTCTATTCGGTTGTCACCAGATTGTAGGGGGCCCCTGCAAGGGAGCAGCTGCTAGCCACGCTGCCCGGATCGCTGCCAGGGCCGCGGTAATGGGCCGGCGCGGGTCTGCTCGATCGGCAACAAAGCTCGAGCTCGAGGTAGCTTTCCTCGAGGTATAGGGCAGATCCTCGGATATCGCATCCGCATACTGCCAATGCAGCTGGCCGGTCTCAATCGCCCGTACGAATTGCTCGGAGGCATTGGCAAAGCCCGAGCCCTGCAACGGCTTTGCCTCGGGGAAGTAGCGGGCCAGGTGTTGATCGGTCCAGGGATCGAAAGCAACTTCCTGAACGCCGGCGGCGAGGGCCGCTTCCCGGAGGTCCGCTCCGAATAGGTCAAGGTCAATCGGAGCCCCGGTCACGTCCGCTAGCAGCTGCAACCCCATCGAACCATCCCCCTGAGCCCATGAGAGCGCCGCTGAGGCCCGTGTACCCTCGGGGGCGACTGATATACCCATTGCCGGTCTATCGGGGCTTAGAATCGTTCTCCGTGCCGCTTGCCAACTAGCATCGGCTACTAGCCGGGGAGCCATACTCAGAACCCACCGGCATAGATGCTCGGTCTCCCAGGCTGCCAGCCGGCCCGATTCCTTCATGCTGCGGTAGATATCCCCGAGCCGCTCGAGGGTTAGGGGCGTGTAGCCCAGGGCCGGATTCGCCTGAGCCCATCCGATCGGGTCTCCGGCATCGAGCTCCGGATCCGCGGACCATTCGAGGTAGGCAAGCCGCGGATCGGTGCCGGCCCGGGCCCGGAGGTCATTGAGGACTAGCGAGAGCTCGTGCCCGGCATTGCTGAAGTAGTTGACTTGAGGATTCGGGGAGGCTGCCAGCGTCGGCTCGGCAGCTGCCATAAAGTCAAAGCTCTCGAATTCCCGAACCTCGTCAATGATGAGCCGATCGGCCGAGTGCCCGCGTACTCCGCGCTGCGCAGCGATGATCGCGTAGCTGCCCCCGCTCTTGTGCCAGATTTCCTCCTGCCCGTTCGCCTGCCGGATCTTCGCTTCCCCCGGCTTGAGGCTGCTCATGACGTGGAGGAATGCGTTCCTCGGGATCCGCATGATCTGCGCGGTATGCAGGATCCGCTCTCCCCGCTCGAGGGCCATCCGCACCAGGGGGGCAATGATTGTGCTCTTGCCGTTCTGCCGGGCTACAACCGTCGCGGTCTCCCGGTACTTCCAACCGGAGCCCTCGGTCTCGGTCATGACCCGCATAGCGTGCAGCTGCCAGGGCATAAGCTGCAGCCTCAGCTTGCCGGCGGCAGCCTGAGCCTCGAGTAGCAGATTCTCCCCACCGGCCTCGGTACCGATCCGGGGGCTGCCGGTGTCTATCCGGAGCTCAGCGACCATGCTTCCGAGTGTAGTCGCCCGAGAGCAGGGGCAATTGGGGAGAGATTGGGCGGCGAG